TTGTCACTTTAGGAGGTAATATATAATAACTAATATATATATAATATATTTTACTCCCTAAAGTGACAAAAAATAAAATAATTAAATTGGGGTCATAAATTTAAGTATAATATTATATAGTTTATGACCCCATATTTAGGAAGTAATATATAATATCACAACCCAGTCGCTATCGCTCCTTCGTGGAGTTCCCCACACTCCTTTCGTTTCCGTTCCCTTCGGTCACTTCAACGATGTTTTATTTTTTTATTTATTTTCTCTATAATCAAAAACAAAAAAAATAACCAACCGAGCCTTTAGGCGAGGTATTGAGCGAGGCAAAGGAGGGGTGTGGGGAGGAAATTCTGGTTGAAGTTATGGCGAATAGCCATAACGAGTGCCAGAATGCCGAGTGGCTAAGCCACCTCCCCACAATAAAAAAACGAAGTGTCAGTAATTTCAGTTGATGTCATAAAATAGGACAGTAAGTGAGATTTCCTCTTAGAAGATTGAATCCTTGTTTTAAAGATGTTATACTTTGGTTATACTATTTAAGAGGTGATAACATATGAGTAGAGACCAAGTTTTAAAATATTTAGAACTTCAAGAACAAGGATATAGAGTAACAAGAGAAGTGGCAGAACAACTGGGATATAAAGGGGAAAATCCACAAAGACTATTAAGACAAGATCTAAGAAGAAATGGCTATGAATCAAGGGGAGGTGGCTATTATGCTTTAAAGGATAGTTGTGAGGACAAAAGTATTCCAAAATGTGCAGACACTTCAAAGAGTAATACTGTGAGGACAAATAGTGGTCACAAACGTGCAGACAGTAGTACTACTTTAGATGATGCCACTATAAAAAAACTGTTGACATTAGCAGATAAATTCGATAATATCATAAGTAACACTTCTAGTAATACTTTTGGTGATGCCTTTAGAATCACACCTTGCAAATCACCAACTGCACAAACTATCAAAGTTGATTATGATGTTTGGCAAAAGTTCAGAAAGTTTGCTAAAGCATCTGATTATAAGCAGCAAGACCTATTGACTACTGCTCTAGAACTTTTAATGGAGCAAATGGAAGGATAGGAGCAATTCTAAGCAGTTTAAATATGTTAAACAATTAATTTATCGACCAAGGAAATCAAAAGCCTTAGAGGCTAAATTTGAGAAAAATATGGTTTCTGGAATGCAGTAGTTCCAGTACTTCCAGAAACTAAAAATTTTTTTAAAAGGTACGGACAATAAGTTGATTTTTAAATAACTATATATGAGGATAAAAAAAGTAAAAAAAATTTTTATTTTAATACCCACAAAATGGTGTTTTTTTCACCATATATAGTGAAGGGAGTTTCCCTTCCATAAAAAATTTTACTCACAAAGTAAATAAAAGGTTTACCTTGTGGCTCTTAATAATATAAGAACAAAAGGAGAAAGACAAATGGAACTAAAATCAACACTAATAGAAACAGTTATAGAAAATGAAGATTTAATAAAAATTGCAAAAGATCTAGAGAGAAGATATAACATAAGACCAGATGTGGTTTTAAATAAATTATATGATACTAAAGATGGCAATGAATTACTTATAAGATGTTTTAATGAGACTGGAGCAAGTAAAGCTATAGTAACTCTTTTATTAAGAGGAAGTTTAACTAAAATGGTAAAAGAACAGATAATGTTTAAAGTATATGAAGGTCAATATGGAATTGAAAGCCATTTATTGACAGAATATGAGAATAAAGACTATAATTTATTATTAGATGAAATAATAATGGAAAGTTTCAACATCAAAAAAGCCTAGTGCTACCAACACTAGACTTCAATATATATAAGATTGAAAATTTCGAGGTAATCAGAAACTATCTGAGATAGTCGAACTGAGATAGTCGAAAAACTTCAACCACTAAACAGACTAATTAATTTTATATTAATATTATAACACAAAAAGAAAAAAAATAAACACTAAATTTAATTAGAGTGAGAAGTTGTCGATTACCTCAAATCAAAAAATAAATTTAACGAAAGATAATGAGGTAAATAGAATGAAAATAGAAAATTTAACAGTAGGGCAAGAGTATAAATATAAAGAGTTAACAGAAACTCTAGGAGTAAAATATCTTGGTGGAAAACAAAAAATCAACCAATTAGAAGATTTTAGAAGATTTTTTAATTATGAGAAAAACGGAACTAAGTTCTTAATTAAGGAGATATATACTATGGCTAAAGAAAAACAAGATAAAAGAAGATTAGGAAATAATAATGAGTTATCAACTCATATTCAATATAGTTTAGTTTGTTTATTAAACAAAATGCCAGAGCCAACAGAAGTAAGAGGTGTTGGTTTAAATAGATTTCAATTATATTTAGCATTAGGAATGAGTAATGAGCACTTTGGAAATGCTTTTATAAATAAGAAAAACCATGCAGAAAATATATATGCATCTGAACAAGCAATGACAGAATGTTTTGATTATACTTATCAAAGGCTATATGCTAGATTAGACAGTGCTTTTGAAAGCTATATGAAGAAATCTAGTGGTTTCACAATAACAAAAGGATATAGATTTGCATTAGATAGTGAACACTATCAAGTAGCAGATAAAATAGAAGAAGGTATAATTGCAGATGTTGAAGATTTAGTTCTTCAAGAGTTTGGAGTTAGAAATAAAAGAGACTTAATATTTACTAAAAAAGATGAAAATAATAGATATCCAGAGTTTAAAGCTAGAGTTATAGCAAAACTTAAAGAAGAATTTCCAATTCATTTTGAAGATCTAATAGCTTATAGTGATGCATTTATATTTGCATTTACTAAAAGAGCCATAACAAGAGTTAAGAATAGAATGGAAAAAGAATATGGACTAAATGAAAAAACTATAAAAGGTGAACTTAATAAATTATTATTAAGTTCCTTAGATAAAACTATTGAAGGTAGACACCAAAAGACAGTTGAAAAATATTCTAATAGATGGGGAGAGCAATTTATCCCTAAAATAGAAGAATATAGAATGAAAGATACTTATGTTGACGAGCAAAAAAGAGTTCGTGACAGTATAGTTAAAATAAAATAAAAACAGAACAAATAACAATAAAACAATATGTAGAGAATAAAGAAATACCATTTAAAGGACTAGAAACTAATCTAGTTCTTTTTTTTATACGAGGAGGAAACCCAAATATATTGATATGGAGGTTTCCAGAGGGTGGAACAAGTAAAGAAAATAATAAAATATAATAAATTTAATAGAAATGCAATGACAACAGATGGCTATTCAAACACTGAAAGACAGTTAGCATATGGAATAACAATGGTAAATTATTTAGGATTAAACTTAATATATGATGAACTAAAGACATCATTAGGAAGAATACCAACACAAGATGAATATATAAAAGCCTATATAGATAAATATAATTACTTCTGGGAGAAGGATGGAAGGATAACATATAAGAGAAAAGATGGAAGTATATTGATAATTCCTAAAATAGAGCATCTATATAAACATATAACAGATAGAGCATCCAGAACTTATTTATCATATATCAATGAAGAATATATAAAGGCTAGGATAAAAGAATTATATCCAGATTATCTGATATATTCTTCAATAGAATTAGACACTTGTGGAGTTGATTTATTGTTAGTTCATAATATAACAAAGAAAATAGAACTAATTCATGTTTCAAGAGATAAGAACCTTGGAAACAAGACAGAGATTGCAAATATAAGATTTAAGCCTAATGGTAATAGATATAAGTTCAATAGGAGAGGTTTTAGAGGTCATAAATATATCCATTATGGAGTTAAAATAGACTGGAATGACCCATTAACAACATTAAACTTCACAGACAATGGATATGACCTTCCAACAGATGAAAATATCCAGAAGATCTTAGGAGCAGAGAGTGGATTTTATAATGATAAGATGGTATTCTTTTATGATTTCTGCAGTTTAATGGTATCAATAGACCCAAACTATTATTTAAAGTGTGAGAATGGCTCTGGAGACTTAAGAGCCATAGATTTTATTAACTATTACCATAGAATAACTGGTAAAATAGCATAAATTAAAATTAGTATTTTATTTAAAGAAAAAAAATCTAAAAAATGAAAATAAATATTCAAAAACATCAAAAAAAGGAGACCTAGTTACTCTTAATATAGAGTAAGAATGGTAGAGATTTGATGTTTTGCTATTCTGCTCCTTTCGAAGATAAAACGGTTGGTAGAGCCAAGGTGAGAACCTTGGTTCTTTTTTATTTGGGAAGGGAGTAAAAAATAATTTGACTATAGTGAGGAGAAATAAAAGATGAACAACTTATATAACATTGAAATGTTAAAGAAATTAAGAGGAAATAAAACAAAAGTAGATTTCGCCAAAAGCCTCGGAATATCTAAACAATTATATCAATTAATTGAAAATGGTAGACATAAAGAACTTCCATTATCAATAGTTCAGAAACTAAAAAACAAATATGACTTAACACCAGAACAAGTGTTGGAATTAATAGGCATTAGATAATGCTTATTTTTTTTGACCTTTGAATATTCAGAATATTCAGAAAATAAAAAGAAATGGAGACAACAAAAATATGAAGAAAGAAATAATAAACAACATAATAGAAAAATTAGTAATAGAAAGCAAAACTGAAAATGGAACTTATATAGATACTTTCAACGGAATGGAAGTAGTTAATGAAAATATAAACTTTAAAGCAGCATCAATATTTGCAACACTTGCAAACTATGCAAATGCAACACAAGGACTAGAATGGGCGAGTTATGGAACAGAAAATAAGAATACTGGCTCTAAAATAGTTATTCATAAGAACCAAGAGGATGGATTTGGTATATATCAAGATATCCCTGCATCAGAGGCATATGCAAGTATAATAGAGGCTATGCACCATATAGCAAAAGATTATTCAATAGAGCAATTAGAAACGGTTTTAGAAGGTGTTGAAACTAATTCAGAAGTAACAAAAATATTCTTAGGTAGAGTTAAAGAGTATGCAACTTTCTTAATAAAAAAATACTTAACATCATCATCAAAAAAGGATAGAAATGGAAAGTTAATAGGTAGAGAAGTAGCAGATATGGTGACTAGTGATGATGAAGGGAATGCGGTTTCGTTCATAGAGGGTCAAAGTTCTACTAGTGCAGGAACTAGAGATGCAGTTATAGAGTTATTTGGTGGAGATTATCACGATAGTAGAGTTGACTGGATAGTTGATAATCTTGATTCTATATTCACTAAGAATCAATGTGAGTACCTAAGAGGTACTAAACAAAAAGAAATGACAAAGCAAGATAAATCAAAGATAAGAAAGAATATGCAAAATAGACTTTTAAAGGCTCTAGAAAAAGAATTTGGAACTATTAATCATAGATTAATATCACTAAGAGCCGAAATAAGAAAAATAGAAAGTATATTAGAGGCTAAAGACTTTGTCAAGGCTCTATTTAACAATGTTTCATCAGAGAGAGAGACAATGGGGAAAGCAACAGTAGTAGACGAGGCTCTGGCAGAGTTTTGCAGTCCAACTGACATGAGAAAATTTAGAACTGCAGATGTTATAACTCCAGAACTTATAAAACCTTTAAGAGTAGCTTTATTTAAAAAATTAGGAGATTTAATAGAGGCAGAGGAAAGATGGGCAAATTATAATCCAGAACCACTAGTTGGAACTGAATTAGTTAAGGTATATGATGGAGATGAAGTGGTTGCAATGGTAACTGCTAAAGAAAAAGAAAAGATATATCAAGCAAGTATAACAAGTCCATGTTTAACTTATAAAGACAATAAGAAGGTTGAAGAGGCTCTTATAAAATTGGAATCTAAGAAGAATTATGAAAAATCAAAAGGACTTTGGTTCTCTGATATAGTTAATCAAAATGCAGTGAAATCAGAATGTGAATTTGAAGATTACCATAAATTAAAAAACAAAAAAAATAAGAGAGTTAATAAGGTATGTGCCTAATTTGGTAGACCTTGTTGCTCCTATTATATAGAAGAAATAAAAAATATTTAATCCTTTTAACATTTTTACTTTTTCGAACCTAATCTTATAGGTTCATATTTATTTCTTTTATTTTAAAATGGTTTTATCCAGTACCAATAATCTCAAAACTGGATCTCCTTTTCATCTGGATATAGGCTAATTGGTAAGCCACTGCATCTGGGATGCAGACTATGCAGGTTCAAGTCCTGTTATCCAGTCCAATAAAGTTGTCTCCAAGCAACACTTTATAGAGGTAGTTTCCATATGATTGGAGACTACCTCTTTTTTTTTATTTATATAAATAAGGTGGTAAAGCATGAGTAATGAAAAATTATTTTGTCCAATCTGTGGCGAAGAAATTAATTTAGAGATATATGTTGCTAAAGTTAAAAACAATATTTACTACTGTTGCGACATGTGTGACACAGATATATCAATAATATGTGATGATGATAAAAATGAAATAAAAATAGGATGGTAAATATGCAAATATCAATTTTAATATTTAAAATAGTTATGGCTTTTTTAAGCCTAAGTATAGCAACTGATGCAATGAAAAAAGTATCAGAATTAAAAGTTGAGAAGGGTTGGACTAATATGTTCCATAACTTCACAATAGCACTAATAGGTATGGTTTATTTATTCTTTATACTATTAGTTATGAAATAAGAGGTGAAACAATATGCAAAGTGCAGGAGATAAATTAACTGCAAAGCAAAAGAAATTCTGTGAGAATTATATTGTTTCTGCTAATGCTAGTGATGCATATAGAAATGCAGGATATACCACTAAGTCTTATGCAACAATAAGAACAGAAGGTTCAAGGCTCTTAAAGAGACCAGATATTCAAGCATATATCCAAGAATTAATGGAAGAAAAGAATAGTGCTTTAGTAGCAAAGCAAGATGAAGTTTTAGAATTTCTGACTGCGACAATGAGAAACAAAGAGGCAAATATGTCTGACAGAATTAGGTCTGCAGAGTTACTAGGAAAGAGATATGCAACATTCGTTGATAAATCTCAAACAGAAGTATCTGGAGACATAGAAATAGTCATAGTTGACTAGAAAATTTAATTGAAGGTGCTTTTATAGCATCTTCTTTTTTTTTGGTCAAAAGAGTGACCAATTTAAAGCCAATATAAGGCTTTTAAATTAAGTGAGTAAGGTATTTATACCTTTTAGAAATGGAGTGAAAAACGTTGAAATTAAAGTTAAGTAGAGAATTATTTAATGAGGCATACTTTCCAATGTTATTTGACTACTCACACAGATGGGAAGTTTATTATGGTGGAGCAGGGTCTGGAAAGTCACATTTTATTATGCAAAAATTAGTCCTAAAGGCTCTAAAAGAAAAAAGAAGAATATTAGTCTGCAGAAGATATGGTTCAACAATCAGAAACTCTGTGTGGCAATTATTAATAGATACTCTAAGATTTTTTAAGCTAGAGGAAAAGTGCAAAATCAATAAGACCGATAGAACAGTAACTTTTCCTAATGGATCAATGTTTATTATGCTTGGTCTAGATGATGAAGGAAAACTTCTATCACTTCAGGATATATCTGACATATTTATTGAGGAAGTATTCGAAGTTCCAAAGGGGATAGTTGACCAGTTAAACCTAAGAATGAGAGGTAAAGCAGAGAATCAACAATTATATCTAGCATATAACCCAATAAGCATAAACCACTGGTTATATAATTTCGTGGAGCAAGAGCCCCCAGAAAGTTTCTTTAAATTAAAGACAACATATAAGGATAATAAGTTCCTTCCAAAAAGCTATACTGATGCTCTAGAAGATATGAGAAGAACTAATCCTAATAAAGCCAGAGTTTATGTTGATGGAGACTATGGAATTGATGTTGATGCACAAGTATTCCAGAACTGGAGCATAGAGGATATAAACATAAATGAATTACTGCAAAATCCAGAGGTTGAGGTTAGAGTTGGAACAGACTTTGGATATGTTGATGCTAGTACTATAGCAGTGACCTTATATGATAAGAAGAATAAGACTATATATGTCATAAATGAATATTATAAGAGAGGTGCTAGTCTTGATGAACTTGCACAAGCATATTTTGACTTAGGGATTAATAAACAGACTATCTATTGTGATAGTGCAGAGCCAAGATCTATAGAATTTTTATGCAGTCAAGGACTTAGAGCTAAAAAAGGTGTTAAAGGTAGAGGCTCAGTAGAGGCAGGAATCGCATTTCTTCAAAATCATACTATAGTAGTAATACCGAAGTGTGAGAATATGATTAGGGAACTAGAGAACTTTGTTTACCTAAAGGACAAGCACACTGGACTATTAACTAATAACACAGACCATGCATTTTCACATTTAATTGATGCCATGAGATATGCATATTCAAATATTTATACTAGTAGGAGAGTTAAGAGCCAGAAGTTATTTTTAGGCATCTAATGTTATATTATAATATATCAAGCCATCCAAAAGGGTGGCTATTTTTTTATGTCTAATTATAGGAGCATAAGCATTTAATGAAATTGGAGTGCAGGAGAGTTAGAGAAATATATATTAAACCGTTCACAAAACACAACATTTGAAATTCATTAAGCACATAAAAAGACCTTCTAAGAGCTATTTATTGCCATTCTAAGCAGTTTTATTCCATTAAAGGATAGTTAGTATAGGCAAGTCAATCTGGTCAAAAATAAACTTACTTTTGTTATGAAAATATTGTTAAAAAGAGTGCGTTTTTTTGAGTTCGTCTTTTCTATAAAATGCGAACTTTTTCCTAGGAACATTGAAATCAAGCCATTCTTTAAAACCTTAAAAAATTTTTTAAAGAAAATGCGAACTTTTTATAGACAAAACACGAACTTTTATATATAATTAAATCATAATTTAATAAAAAGCGAGGTATTTGAAATGGCAACTAGACCAGTAGAAATATGTGAGTATAAAAAAATAATATCACTATTAAATGAAGGTTTCATTTATGGAGATAATAAAGTATTTAGACCTAATCAACAAATAGCTTTAGCACTTCAAATTCAAGCTAATCTAGGTTTAAGAATAGGAGATACTTTAGAACTTAAACTATCTAATTTCAAGAATGGTAGACTGGAAATAAGAGAGGATAAGACAGATAAACTTCAATATAGAGAAGTTAATCAAGCATTAGTAAATATGATTATGGAATATGCTCTAGAAAAGAATCTAAGCAAAGATAATAATCTATTTAATATATCAGTCAGAGCAGTGCAGAAACAACTTAAAATAGTCACTGAACACTTAGGACTTAGCAATATATCAACTCATAGCTTTAGGAAATTATATGCAACATTGCAGTACGAGAAGAATAATAATAATCTGGAGTTGGTGAAGGAGTTGCTTAATCATAGTTCAATAGCAACAACACAAAGATATATAAGAGTAAGTCAACAAGCAATAAACAAAGCTAGTAAAGATTTCTTTATTGAGTAGATCCCCCATGCATCTCTTTGCATGGCTCATTTGGTTGGGGTATACCGATTTAAATTTTTTCTCAATTTTAAGAGTAAACAAAATATATACTAAAATAAAAAAGGCACTACTAGAGGTAGCACCATACTTCGCAATATGATCATACCACTGGCTGGAACTAGACATATTAAATATATAATTCCAGACCCAAGTAGGAAAAATAATACTGCTAGATACCTATTTTTTTAGGTTCTAGCTTATTTTTTTGTTTAATTATTGAATATTAATATTCAAAAAAAGTATAACTAAAGTATTATTAAAATATATCTAAAGTATATCTAAAGTACTACTGAAGTATGATTAAAGTATATCTAATAATACTTTAGTTATATATCTAAAGTATTATTAGATATACTTCTAAAAGGTGGACTGTGTTACTCTTAAATATTTATAACCTACTACTTCAAAACAAAAAATATCTAGACTGGCTTAGTTCCAGTCCTTCTTTGGTGGAGTAGCACAGTTGGTTAGTGCATTCGTCTGATAAGCGAAAGGTCACTGGTTCAAATCCAGTCTCCACCACCATTCATCCCCATAAGGGGAAATACTTAAAGAAAGTTTGCACAAATAGGAGTGCAATCTATTCTAGTTTTTTTTTTAGTTTTTTTTATTAAATTTTAGATTTCATTTTTTAGGGATGTTTTTGCATCCCTACCTCCATTATAAGAGTGTGGTCTAATGGTAAGACACTAGTCTCCAAAACTAGTAATCAAGGTTCGATTCCTTGCACTCTTGCCAAAATAAACCTTTAAGGGGTGAAATTATGTTAAAAAAGTATAATGTTGATATAGACTTTGGTAAAAATTTAAATAAAGTTATTAACTCAAAAGCACACTTTCACGAAAAAGACAGATATACTTCTGTTTTGGTTTGTCATTTAAAAATGAATGACAAATTAATTAATATAACTGACTGTGAAGTTTATGCAGATATTATGGTTAATGAAGGAGACTATAAGACTGCAATATGCTTAGAGACTAATATAATAGATGCAGAAAAAGGAATTGTTGCTTTTGGACTATCAGAACAGTTGATGTCTGCAGGAGCTAAGAGATTCCAAGTTCATATCAATTATAAACAACAAATAATTCATAGTCCTATGGTTGAATTTAATATATTTAAAGGACTTTAAGAGGTGAAATTATGATGTTTAAAAAACCAGTATTCACTGGCTCTATAGATATAGTAAGGAATATTGATTATATATTAGATTTAATAGATGAACATAAAACCTTCTTCGGTAAATATAAGGTAAATAAAGATTATTATTTAGGTAATCACAAGATATTATATAAAACTATAAAAGATATTAGCAAACCAAACAACAAGATCGTTACTAACTTACCAGAGTTTGTGACATCTATTAGAGTTGGTTATTTCTCTGGAGAGCCTATAGTTTTTAATACTGAAAATAAAGAACTTGACATAAAGTTAAATGATATGTTAGAAGGTGCAGACTTCAATGATGTTAACACTTCACTTGATGAAAAAGCATCTATTTATGGTCATGCTTTTTTAATGATGTGGATCGATGAAGAGGGAGCAACAAAATTCTCTGCAGAATCACCAGAGAACTGCTTTATAGTATATTCTAATACTTTAGATAAAAAACCAATTGCAGGTATTAGATACTTTGAATATCAAGTCGAGAAGGACACTATTACTGATATATATTTATATTTAGATAATGAAATTATAACAATAAGAAAATCTGGAAATAAACACCAAATAATAGACACACAACCAAATTATTTCGGTGGTGTTCCTATGATAGAGTTTATAGAAAATAACTCTAGAAAAGGATGTTTTGAGGATGCTATCTCAATAGTTGATGCAATAGAATCAGTTCTAAGTGGTTCAGTAAATGAATTAGAATACTTTGATAATGCATATCTTCACTTAAAGAATTTAAGTGCAACAACTAATGAAGATATCCAAGAAATGAAAAATAACAGAGTTCTTTTAACAGAGGATGATGGACAAGCAGAGTTCTTAACTAAAACTATTAATGATTCATATATCCAAAATACTCTAGATAGATTGACTAATGATTTTCATAAATTGACTAAAACTCCAAATCTGACTGATGAAAACTTCGGAAATAATACTTCTGGAGTATCACTAAAATTTAAATTATTTGCCTTAGAAAAATCTATGGCTCTTAAGGAGCAGAAGTGGAGAAGGTCTATAAATATGATGCTTAAGCTATTAATTAATAGACTTAATATGTTAGGTGGTAATTTTAATTCTAAGGAAGTTAAATTGACTTTTACTAGAGCATTACCAACAAATCAACTAGAGCAAAGTCAAATGGTTTCTCAATTAGCAGGTCTAGTTTCTAATGAAACTTTAATTGCTCAATTAGACTTTATAGAAAAACCAAAAGATGAACTTGAAAAATTAAAGAATGAGAAACAAACTAATTTAGATAGTTATACTTTTGAGGATGTGGTCTAGATGTCTAGAAAACCATATTTTGATGGTATGTCTAACGAGCAATATTGGGAACAAAGAGATAAAGACAAAGATAAATCCTTAAAGAAAAAAGAGGATAAAATTATAAAAGAAATTCAAGATGTCTATAAGAAAGCATTTAAAGAAATTAAAGCAGAATTATATGACTTCTATGATAAATATGCCAAAGATAATAATATATCAATGGCAGAGGCTCAAAGGGAGTTAAGTCCTGCAGGAATAAAGCAGATGCAAAGTAAACTGCAGGAACTTAAGAGCCTTTATAAAACAACTGGTGATGAAAAGTACTTAATGGAATATCAAAAATTAAGTGCTAGAGCCAAGGTCACTAGATTAACTTCTCTATTAGATTCAATAAATGTGGAACTATCAAAGGTTTCTGGAACTGTCCAAGCAACAATAGAGGACTACTTACTTGGTATTTATACTAATGAATATCGAGACATATTAGAACTGTTTGGTGTGGAGGATAAGTTTTTTATTAATGATGCAGCAGTAAGAGAGATTATAAATTATCCATATGCAGGGAGACAATTCTCTGACAGAATATGGACTAATAAAGATAAATTAATAAACTTCATAGAGCAGGACTTAAGCACTGCTTTAATAAGAGGTTTAAGTATTCAAAAGATGTCAAAGCAACTTATGGAAAGGCTTGGTGTTCTTTATTATGAATCTGAAAGATTAGTCAGAACAGAAACTAATTTCATTCAGAATCAAGCACACCTAAAAGGCTATGAAACTGCAGGACAGAGCAGATATAGAATATCGGCTCATTTAGATTCTAGAACATCTGATATATGCAGGGATCAAAATGGTAAGGTCTATAATATCAAAGATGCAACAGTTGGTGTTAATATGCCTCCCTTCCATTGCTACTGCAGGTCTAGAATAATTCCAGTAGTTGAAGATATAAAAGAAAAGTATGGCATCAGATAGTTATATTATAATATAACAGTCTATGGAGTACGGCTTGGACTTCGGTACAAGGTGGACAGAAGTTGATTGTTATTAGACGAAAGCTAGACCTTTTAAGTCTAGTTTATACCAATACTAAAAAGTACGGTCTGGGCAATAGCACAGAGTGGACAGAAAGAGGATAAAGTATGAATAAAGAACAAGTAATGGCATTCTTAAAAGAGAATCCAGAAATGATAAATGAAATAATAACTCCAGAAGTCGTTAGTGGCTTTTTAGATGGAGAACAAGGCAAGAAATATCTGCAACCAAAGATGGATTCATATTTCAACAAAGGTCTAGAGAGTTGGAAAGCAAACAACTTAGATAAATTAATAAATGATGAAGTGGGAAGAAGATTCCCTAATGAAACTCCAGAAATGAAAAGAATAATGGAGTTAGAGCAAAAGTTAGCAAATCAAGAGCAAGAGAGAATAAAAGCAGAAATGATTGCTAATGCAAATAGAATAGCAGGAGAAAAAGGACTGCCATTATCTATAGCAAAGTTCTTAGCAGGTAGCACAATGGAAGAAACACAGGCTAATATATATGCTTTTGAACAAGAGTATAAACAACATCTTGATAAATCGGTTCTAGATAGAACTAAAGGTGTTACTCCACCACAAGCACCGACTAATGGACAAAAGCTAGATATAAGCAAAATGAGTTTTTCAGAATATGCGAGAGCAAAAGAACAAGGCTTAATATAGGCAGTTAAATATATAGGAGCATCCACAAAGTGGGTGCTTTTTTAATGCAAAAAATTATTAATTCAAAAGATGAGGTAAAATAATTATGACAATGACAAAAGTAGCAAATATAATAAAACCAGAAATTTTAGCAGATTATATAGATGCTAAATTAGTGGATAAAATCCAATTATCTGGATTAATGACAGTTGATAGAACTTTAGAAAACAATGCAGGGGACACAGTTTCTTTCCCACAATTTGCTTATATAGGTGATGCAGATGAAATGACAGAAGGAACTGCATTAGACACTGCAGTATTATCTGCAACTGAAACTAAAGTTACTGTTAAACAAATAGGTAAAGCAGTTGAAATTTCAGATAAAGCAATGTTATCTGCTCATGGTGATGTTTTAGGAGAATCAACAGACCAAATTTTATTAGCTATTGCTAATAAAATAGAAAAAGATGCTTTTGCAGAAGTTGAAAAAGCAACTTTAACTCATGAACACACTGGAGAAGTAACTTCTGATATTATAGCGGATGCAGTAGTTAAATTTGGAGAAGATTTAAATGAAGAAATTTTCTGTTTTATAAATCCAAAGCACTATGCACAAATAAGAAAAACTAACTTCATAGCAGGAACTGCAACTAATGTTCAAGTTGGTGGAGTAGTTGGAGAAGTTTATGGAGCAAAAATAGTTTTATCTAATAGAGTTCCAGAAAACAGAATGTTCATCTTAAAGAAAGATGCTTTAGGACTAGTATTAAAAAGAAATGCAGAAGTTGAAACAGATAGAAATGTTCTTGTGAAGTCAACAATTATATCTGGTGACCAACACTATGCAGTTTACTTAAGAAACCAATCTAAAGCTATAAAAGTAACTATAGCTGAATAGTTGATTTAAGGAGGACTTTTATAGTCCTTCTTTTTATAGAAATATTTAAATAGTAAGCAGGTGATTTAATGAATTTATTTGATAGATTTATGACACCAGAAACAAGAGAAACAGTAGTAAGTGAGATAAACAAATCTACTGTTATTGATAATGTTAAGATACTTCAAAATATCAAAGATGATAAAAAAGATGATATTTTAGATATTTTATATGACTTGGTGATTGATGAAATCAAAGAAATAGTTGGTGATATAGTAATTGAATCAAAACTGCAATCTCTAGTATTAAAAATGCTTAATTTTAAGTACTCTAGACAAGGCACAGAGACACTGGCTAGTTATAACTATTCTGGAGTATCAGAAACCTTCTTAGAAGGCTATCCAGAAGATATAAGACAGTCTCTAGAGAGACTTAAACCAAAGACTGCAAAAAAGGCTAGGTTTATATAATGAGTAAACTTAAAAAAAGTTATATATTGCAGGATGTTGTTATTAATTATGATGATTTCGGACAAGAAAAGAAAACTTATGAAACACTAAGAGAGATAGAAGTCATAGTGGTAATTAAAAGTAATAAGATAATAGGTCTAGATGGAACGGAATATACTTTAGTTGAAAACTTAGGATTAACAACTGACAAAGAAGTTAAAAAGGGAATGAGACTAATTAATAATGAAGATAGCACAGTATATGAAGTAAATTTCGTTAATAACATTGCTAGATTAGCACAGTTGGAATTAATAGAGGTTCGTTAATGATTGAAATTGACTTTTCAGAAGTAGATGCAAGATTAGAAGAATTAGTCGAGACATTACCAGATAAATTTGCTAAAGGTATGCAGGATGCTTGTTTATTAGTTGAAGAATCTGCAGTAAACAATGCTCCAGTTGATACTGGCTACCTTAAAGGAACTATAACTAATAAAGTTGTTCAAAATGGATCTAAAATTGAAGGTTATGTTTATTCAACTGCAGAGTATGCTCCATATGTTGAATTAGGAACTTATAAAATGGGTGCAAAACCTTTCCTATATCCTGCTTTAACAGAGAATCAAAGTGCAATCAGAAAAATATTTAATGAGGTATTAAAGTAATGATTATTAAAGACATTTTAAAGCTATTAAAAAGTGCAACAGACTTGCCTATTAGACTTATTAGTAATAACAAGGTTGAAAAGTGCATCATTTATAAATTAATACCTATAAATGATGATGGAGTAAAAAGACAAGACAGACTAGAGGTTCAAATTGTTGGATTTGATATAGTGGAAATCGAACAAGAAGATTTAAAAATAAGAAAATCACTATTAAGTTTTGGAGACAGACAAGATGATATCCTATCCATTGAACTAAATGGCGGTGGAGTATTAGAACAAGACACAAATATAAAATCACTTAGTAAACACAGTTTCTATGTGATAACAACAAGAAGTGAGGTATAAGTAATTATGGCTAAAAAAGATTTAATTTTAGGAAGTGGAAAATTATATATTTGTCCAGTTAATGCGTTAGAGGCAATTCCAAGCCATGAAGAACTGGAAGTTGAAAAAAATAATATAGGTAATATATCTGGTGGAGCAACTCTGCAATATGAATTTGAAATTGATGAAGTCAAAGATGATGAAGGAACTGTTCTTTTAAGATGGGTTTCTGCAGAATCAGTGTTATTCAAGTCTGGGATATTAACTTGGAACTTAGATAACTTAGCAATGTTAACTGCAGGAGCAACAATAGAAGATGGTGAAGGAAAAAGAACTTTAAAAATCGGTGGTTCAACAGAAGATTTAAAAAGATATATAGTAAGATTCGTTCACACTATGAAAACTGGTAAAAAAGTAAGAGTAACTCTTATAGGAACTGCAAACAGTGGTTTCGAATTAAACTTTGACCCAGAGAATGCAACTGTTATAGATGCAGAACTTAAGGCAGTTCAATCTTTTGATGGTAAAACATTAGTTGAGATAGAACAGGAAATAGATGCATAATGAATAAACAAATCGTTTTAGGTAGTGGAAAGTTATATATCATGGACTATGAATTTGGTGATGAAATGCCAACTAATGAAATATTTGAAACAGAATATAATTCAATCGGTAGTATCTCTGGTGGAGCATCTTTAGAACATAGTTATGACATAATGAGTTTCTATGGTGATATTACTGAAGAAGGAGATAGATATATAACTAATGAAGAAGTTATTTTTAGGACTGGCATATTAACTTGGAATATGAAAAACCTTGAAAGACTTTCTGGAGCAGGTACTCTGATTGAAACTGATGATAGAGTAATTCTAAAGTTGGGAGAAGGTTCTTGTTTAAAGAAATATGCCTTAAGATTTGTCCACACTATGAAAACTGGTAAAAAAATTAGAATAACTCTAGTTGGTACAAGTAATGGTGGCTTTGAACTTAAATTCAACCCAGAGAATGCAACTGTTATAGATGCAGAGTTTAAAGCAATTAGATTCAATGAAGAAAATACTTTAATAATAATAGAACAAGAAAAATAAAGACTAGGCTTAAGGCTCTAGTCTTTTTTATTGGTGCAAAAAATTTTAGAAAAAAGGTGGAGATATAAATTATGTTAGATTTATCAGTATTTAAAGAAAAAACATTCGAATTAAAATTATTTGATGGAGAGGTTATAAACCTTAAAAGACCATCACATAGACAAGTTATATCAATGATGGGGTATGAACAAACATTCAAAAACAAAAATAATCAAAAGAACATTGATAAGATAATCAGTACTTTCAATCAAATGATATTAGATATATTAAATAACAATATTGAAGGTAAAGTTTTTGACCAAAGCTATGTTGAAGAAAACTTTGATTTTAACCTTGGTATGACTTTAATTAAAGCATATATGGAATTTGTTCAAGAAATAAATTCAGACCCAAACTAAGAATCCCTTCACTTCCAGTTATGGAAGATTCGAAGGGAAGTTCTCAAAATGTTGAATATGAGTTGATGCCATCTATTAAGAAGGTGGCAGACTATGGAAACTTTAGTATTCATGATGCTTTAGATCTTCCTTGCGATATGTTCTTATTAATGCTTAAAAATGCAACAATAAATGATTTAATGCAAACAGAGGAAGGAAGAGAATATCTTGCTAAATGCGAGAGATTAAATAACACATCTATAGACATAGATGGATTAACAGAAACTTTCGGAGGTGGCAAATAGCTACCTCTATTTTTTTTTATTAAAAAGGTGGTGAACATTTTAAATGGCAGGTATGGATTTAGGAACTGCAAGGATTAAGGTTCAAGCAGATACTAATGAGGCACAAAGCAAATTAAGCGGTTTTGGAAATGTTGCAAAAACTACCATGAAAGGTGTTGGTGTTTCCATAGGAGTGGCAACCGCTGCAGTTGGAGCATTAACAAAAGCTAGTATTGAACAATATGCACAATATGAACAGTTAGTCGGTGGTGTTGAGACATTATTTAAAAAATCCAGTGCAGAAGTAATGGAATATGCAAATAATGCTTATAAGACTGCAGGACTTTCTGCTAATGAATATATGGAAACTGTTACTAGTTTTTCTGCATCATTATTGCAAGGTCTTGGTGGAGATACTAAAAAGGCTAGTAAAATAGCAGACTTAGCTATTACTGACATGGCAGATAATGCAAATAAGATGGGTACTTCTATGGAAAGTATTCAAAATGCTTATCAAGGATTCGCAAAGCAAAACTATACTATGTTAGATAACCTTAAATTAGGTTATGGTGGTACAAAAGAGGAGATGCAGAGACTTCTCGCAGATGCCGAAAAATTAGAAGGCAAGAAATTTGATATCAGTAATTTTAATGATATTATAGAGGCTATTCATGCTATCCAGAAACAAATGGGTATAACTGGAACTACTGCAGAGGAGGCAATGTCTACTATTGAAGGTTCTTTAAATATGACCAAATCTGCATGGACTAACTTAGTCACTGGTATGGCTAATAGTGAAGCAGATTTTGACCAGTTAATAGATAATTTTGTTGAATCTGCTAGTGCTTTTGGTGATAATATTCTTCCAAGGATCGAAATAACTCTAAAGGGAGTAGGTCAATTAATTGAAAATTTACTTCCACCAATAGTGGATAGATTACCAAAATTAATTGAAGAAGTTCTACCAGGTTTATTAAATTCAGGTATTAAGATGGTGGAATCTCTAGGAAATGGAATTATTAAATCATTACCTAATTTAATTAAATGTGGTGTTGATGCAATTAAAACTATTTTAAATGGTATTACTAGCAATTTACCTCAAATAGTTAATGGATCAATGGAAATAGTATCATCTTTAGTTGATGGAATAGTTCAAGTATTACCTATGCTCTTAGAGGCAGGACTTCAATTATTAATGGCTCTAGGTAAAGGTATTGCAAAGAATTTACCTACTTTAGTTCCTACTATAGTTGATTTAGTAATTTCTATGTGTGACACAATTATAGAGAACTTACCATTATTATTAGAAGTTGCTATAGAAATAATTATAGCTCTAACAGAAGGACTAATAAAAGCATTACCAACTCTTATAGCAGAAGTTCCTAGAATTATAAATGAGTTCTCAAATGCTATATTTAACAACTTACCAGTAGTAATAGAGGCAGGAGTTCAAATAATAGCAATGTTAATAGTTGGTCTAATTAAATCAATTCCAACTATAATAGCTAATTTACCTCAAATTATCATGGCTATAGTAAACTGTTTTACTCTTTTTAACTGGGCAAGTGTTGGTAAAGGATTAATCAGTAAAATAGGTCAAGGTCTTTCATCTATGAAAGGAAATATAGGAAATATAGCTAGGGGTATTGCTGGAGGAGTAAAAACTGCTATTAGCAATATTTTTAATGGTGGATCAACTTGGGGTAGAAATCTAATTTCTAACATAGGTAGAGGTATTACTTCTATGAAAAATTCTTTAATTACTACTGCTAAAAACTTAGGGCAATCTGTTTTAAATGGAATTAAAGAAAAGTTTGCAAGTGCTACTAATTTAGGTAAAACTTTAATCAATGCTATAAAGAACGGAATCACTGGAGCATGGAGTGGATTTACTTCTTGGGTTAAAAATAAAGCTAGTAACATAAGTTTATTTAGTTTAGATGCTCCAGAAGAAGGACAAGGAACATCTTTTGTTTCACCTCAAAATATAAATCCTATGGCTAGAACTAGTTTCTTAGATAACCCTTCATTATTTGGTGCTACTACTAGAAGAACTAATAGTGAACTTAGAGATGACTCTAAAAAATCAGATAAGAAACTTAATAAGATGATTCAAGCTATAGATAACATGAGTAAAATCTTAGAAGGTGGAAAAGAAGTTAATATCAACGTTCCATTAAGTGTTGATGGAAAACAAATAGCTAGAGCATCTGCTAAATATATGGAATCAGAGTTAAATGCTCTTTCTAATAGAAAAGCAAGACTTGCAGGTGCATTTTAGAAACTCTTAAAAGTCGCTGTGGAACTTTAGCAGTCTTATACTATTAAATCTGGGCGACTTTGCTACCGCGTTCCTTATTGATTTTCCATTTATTTTCCATTGGATAAAAACCATCCAAGCTAAAATAAAGCTAAAATCAAACGTCACTTTGGTCTAAGTGTTCATTTAGTAATTTACTATAAGACTTTAAAAATGAACCAACTGACGTTTAATTTGTGTGACAATTGAAGGGTGGTTTTTGCCCTTTAATTGTTTAACAGATTAATAAGGAGGGCGGTAGCAACAAACCCCCTTGAGGGGTGCGTTAGTGAGTAACCAGTTCAATTTTAAGTTTTCGACCCCATTTAGGAAGTAAAATATAATAACTAATATATATATATATATTACTCCCTAATTGGGGTCATAAAATCAAATAATTAATAAATTAATTTTTGTCACTTTAGGAGGTAATATATAATAACTAATATATATATAATATATTTTACTCCCTAAAGTGACAAAA